GTAGAACAATTAACATTTGATCAAGCTAATATAAAAGTAGAATCCGTTATGGCCGACAATGGCGATAAAAATCTCTTTATGAAAGGGGTTTTTATACAAGGTGACGTCAAAAATCAAAATCAACGGGTTTATCCTATTAACGAAATTCATCAAGCGGTAAAATCGCTTAAAGAGAAAATTAATTCAGGGTATTCGGTATTAGGAGAAGCCGACCATCCAGAAGATCTAACAGTTAATTTAGATCGGGTTTCTCATGTAATTCAAGAAATGGATATGCGTGAGTCGGATGGTGTAGGAAAACTTAAAATTTTACCAACACCAATGGGTAATCTAGTTAAAACGCTATTAGAAAGTGGTGTTAAACTAGGTGTAAGTTCTCGGGGATCAGGCAACGTCGGAGACGGCGGCAAGGTTTCCGATTTTGAAATTGTAACAGTTGATATTGTTGCACAACCGAGCGCACCGAATGCATATCCAGATCCAATATATGAAAGACTGGAAAATTATAAACAAGGTAAATCATTGTTGGAATTGGCAACTGCTGTTCGGTATGACAGTAAAGCGCAAAAACACCTTACTAAAGGGATTGTTGGTTTTATCAACAGTCTTAAAATTTAGGAGAATTTTATTATGGCAGACGCTTTTGAAGAATTATTAGGTGGTGACGTCCTGTCGGAAGATGTTAAAACTTCTTTAACAGAGGCTTGGGAAGTAAAACTTACTGAGGCTCGTGAGCAGATTACTAATGAGATCCGCGAAGAATTTGCAGGTCGTTATAACAACGACAAAACGCAAATTGTAGAAGCAATGGATAACATGTTGACCGATGCTATTAAGCAAGAGGTTGAGGAATTTGCACATGATAAAGGAGCATTAGTTGAGGCACGAGTTCAATACAAACAAAGAATGCGCGAACACGCAGGAGTATTGGATACGTTCTTAATGAACGCTCTTAAGAAGGAAATAACTGAACTTCGAGAAGATAGAAGCACCCAAGGCACAAATTTTAAGAAATTAGAAGGATTTGTCTTGAAACAGTTAACAAAAGAGTTGAACGAATTTCATAGCGATAAACGATCTGTTGTAGAACAGAAAGTTAAACTTGTTAAAGAAGGAAAACAACTTTTACGTGACACAAAAGCTAATTTTGTTAGAAAAGCAGCCAAGAAAGTAGAACACATTGTTGAAAGCACACTCAGAGGAGAGATTGGTTCTTTGAAAGAAGATATCAAATCAGCCCGAGAAAATGCTTTTGGAAGAAAAATGTTTGAAGCTTTTGCGGCAGAATTTATGACAAGTCACTTAGCTGAAGGGACAGAAGTTAAAAAACTGTCCTCTAAAATTAAAGATCTGGAAGGAACACTTGAAGAGGCGCAAGTACAAATTTCGTCTAAACAAGTACAAATTTCAGAAGCACAAAAACAAACTCGCATAGCAGAAGGTATTGCAAAGCGAGATAAAGTATTATCAGAATTGCTCGACCCACTTTCGAAAGATAAGCGGGAAATTATGCAGGATCTGTTAGAATCAGTTCAAACAGAGAATCTTAAGCGGCAATATGAGAAATATTTACCAACAGTTCTTAATGAAAATGTTAGAAAAGAAACAAGCAGTACAGTTTCCAAAAAAACATTAAAAGAGAATGTACAGCCAAAAGCTAGATCACAGAAAACTGTGATAACAGGTAATAAACCAGTCCATGTATCTCCGGAAACGGTAGATGCACAAGCTGAAATTATTAACCTTAAAAAACTAGCAGGAATTTAATTTAAGGAGAATTAATTATGGCAGACGCACTATTTGAGTCAAACTGGCAACCGACCAAGGACGCTCTGTGTGAAGGACTTACAGGCAACAAAAGAACGGTAATGGAAACAACATTAGAAAACACACGTCAAGCACTACTGGAAACAGCAGGTGCAGGCGCAACTAATGCGGGTAACGTTGCCACTTTAAATAAAGTTATTCTTCCTGTTATCAGGCGGGTAATGCCTACGGTTATCGCAAACGAGCTTATTGGTGTACAACCAATGACTGGTCCAGTAGGACAAATTCATACATTACGGGTACGATATGCTGATACTAACAACGGTGCAACCGCTGGTGAAGAAGCATTAAGCCCTTTCAAGATTGCAAACGCTTATTCTGGTGCACCAAGCAGCAGTGCCGCTCCAAGTCCTACAGGGACAATGGAAGGTATTCCAGGTAATAAAATGTCAATCCAAATCTTAAAGCAAACTGTTGAAGCGAAGACACGCAGATTATCCGCACGTTGGACCTTTGAAGCATCACAAGATGCTCAGTCACAGCACGGCATCGACGTTGAAGCCGAAGTTATGGCCGCTCTTGCTCAAGAGATTACAACTGAAATTGACCAAGAAGTTCTTGGTTCATTAGAATCTTTAGCAGGAACTCCGGTTGATACATATAATCAAGCCGCAGTTTCTGGTACAGCAACTTTTGTTGGTGACGAACACGCTGCATTAGCAGTTCTTATTAATAGAGCCGCTAATATTATTGCTGCACGTACACGACGTGGCGCAGGTAACTGGTGTGTTGTTAGTCCATTAGTATTAACAGTACTCCAGAGTGCTACTACTTCTGCGTTCGCAAGAACAACTGAAGGTACTTTTGAAGCACCAACAAATACTAAATTTGTCGGAACATTGAATAGTTCCGTCCGTGTATATGTTAACCAATATGCTGCAGATGCGACACCTGTGCTTGTTGGTTATAAGGGCCCAGGCGAAATGGATGCCGCAAGTTTTTATTGCCCATACATTCCGCTGATGAGTTCCGGGGTAGTGCTTGATCCACAAACATTTGAACCAGTCGTTTCGTTTATGACACGATATGGTTATGTTGAGCTTACAAACCAAGCATCGTCCTTAGGTAATGCAGCTGATTACTTGGCTAATGTCGGTGTCACAAGCACTAATGTTAAGTTTCAGTAAAATTTACTGAGCAGATAGAAATAAGGGTGTATCTTCGGATACATCCTTTTTTTATGACATAAATATTATTACAAGGAATAATATATGACAAAAGCAAGATCTAACGCAAACCACGGAGATGGTATCGCAGCTTCAGAAATCACAAGCGGAACTCTTGCTATTGAACAAGGCGGAACAAATTCAACAAATTCAGCAGCAGCAGCAACTGCGTTGGGACTTGGCACTGCGAATAGTCCTTCGTTTGCTGGGATGACACTTGGAACAAATTCAGAAACTGAATCCCTAACAACTGTCCTTTATACCCAACTAGGTTGGGTGTGGCGAAAAATTGCAAATAATGTACAAGTAGATGCGGTTGCTAATTACAGTGGAACTGCAACTTTGGTTTCAAATTATTTTGCGTTAAGAGAGGATACAGCAGGATTTATTTATATAAGGGGGCAAACAAGCCTTCATCATACAGTAAATCTTGCTTTTTGGTCTTTTAGTGTTGCACCATATGGCTCTGCATCTTTAAGAACAATTAACCTCTCCGAAGTTAGTTGGACTGGGGCTGAGGGGTCGAACATTGGAGGTCAGATTCAGTTAACAAACTCCTTCGATGATTTAGTTATTGAAGTTGATTGGACCGGAGGTACTGAGGCAACAACCGGCAAAGTTGATGCTTGGGAAGTAATAGTACCTAGTGGTGTTTATTAATATAGGAAAATAATTTGAGATATTTTTATAAACAAGATGACCATGCAGTCGAAGTAGTTATCAAAGACAAATCTACTACATGGATTGATCGTGAGGATATGGATGAGATAGAGAAAATTATATCAAATGGCGATGGTAAATTATTTGATTCGGTTTCAGAATGGAAACATAGCATTGCTCATTATCGCAAAAGAAAAATTAATTATCCTTCTATAGCCGAACAATTAGATATGATTTATCATGCTATAGATAAAGATAAATTTGACAAGACTAGTGCTTTTTATAAGGCATTAAAAACAGTTAAGAACAAATATCCCAAATTAGATTAAGGAATAAGGTATGACTAGAGCAAGGACAATAGCTGATTATGGCGATGGTATTGGTATCTCAGAAACAGGGACTGGGGCAACAACCGCGACTGCGGCAGCAAGTGCCTTAGGTGTAGGTGAAGAAGACTCCCCTACGTTTTCAGGAATCAAGCTCAACAAGGAAAGTCTTACAACAACCGTTGACAGTGAAATAGTAACAGCAGGCGCAACCGAGAATTTAGAGACACTACCTTTTAATCCTGCGGCTGCTGGATATGACTTTGTTGATTCAAGCGGTCCTGCAAGTTGGACAGAAAATGCAGGAGCTGATATCCGTGGGCTGCCATTGGTGAGTCACGGTGGGGCTTCTAGATTGGATGGCGGAGGCAATTATGGCAGAAACCGCAACAATTATAAACAGTGGACTAATTTGGAGGCGAATACTAACTATGTTTTGAGCGCATATGTTAAATATTATCAGCCGGGACCAACCTACCTCGTAGACGGCACGCAGTATCCTGATTGGCATATTTATGTGGGAGGCACTGCACATATATTAACCGATGAATGGATTAGAGTAAGTGGGTTTGCCTCTACGACCTCCGCAGGGACGCTCAATCTTGGTTTTACTACTACTACTATTCCAACAGATGCCCTGATAACAGCAGTACAGTTTGAAAAAGGGACTATACCAACCCCATTTGTGATAGGGAAGCGTGAAGCTGGAGACTTGGTTGCCGGCGGAAAGTTGATTGTCCCTGGCTCCGCTGTTATTCCTTATATAGAAGGGAACGTTGGTATTGGGATAACAAACCCATATCCAGGCCAAGCAACTTTGCTTGTGAGCAAAGCATTACATGTTGCTGAATTAGCAGCAAGCGCAGAATTATTACTAGGAACTTATAGTACTAACATTATAGATAATTCACATATTACATTTTTGAAAAGTAAAGGTGCGTCGATAGGTGCCCACCTAGAAACTGAGTTAGGTGATGAAATAGGATTAATGCAATTCAATGGAGTAGGTGCGCTTGGCAACAGCAGCATAGCAGCCAAAATATTCGTCACCCAATCTGCCGCAGCAGGAGATAGTTATATTCCAGGCGATATAAATTTTTGGACTAGCACTACCGCTAATCAATTTGAAAGGATGATAATCAAGTCTGATGGAAATATTGGTATCGGGACGAATACTCCTTCAGGATTGTTTACAGTTTTACACACAGGTGGTGGTGTTACAGATGGGATAGTTGTTCAAAATACAGATCAATCTTCGGGTTCTCTTCGTGCTATTAATATGCATATTAATACTACAGGAAAAGGAGTAATTGAGAAGACAAGTACCTCGTCAGCAGATAATGATTTGCTGTTAAATCCAACATCTGGTAATGTTGGTATTGGAACAATAACTCCTGCATCCTTGCTTGATGTTCGTGGAACAGTTCAAGTTGGTATCGATGGCGCCGGACATGATGTTTATTTTTATGGTGCATCGTCTGGAAGCAATTTAAAGTGGAATCAAACAGGTGACCAGTTAGAATTAACAGATTCAACAGCAATTAAATTTGGTGGTTCTTCTGAATTAGAAATATATTATAATGGTACGGATTCTTATATTTCTAATTCAGACGGTGCATTAAAAATTGCTACTGAAACTTCTGGTATTGCAGTATCAATAGGCCACACTACTTCTGAAACAACCATTAATGATAATCTAATAGTTAGCGGTGATTTAATTATTTCTGGTAATATTAATACACAAAATTTATTAGTTGAAGATCATAATATAGTTATTGGTAATGTAACTACTCCAACAGATTTAACGGCAGACGGCGGCGGATTTACACTAAAGGGCGATACTGACAAAACTATTTTATGGACAAATTCGTTAGATTCGTGGGTTTATAATCAAGGAATAGTAGTTGGTTCAGAGGGTGCCGGAAATGATGTTATGTTTTACGGTGATCTTCCAAGTTCCAATATGACATGGAATAATGAGATCATACCCGGTTTAGTTTTGAATGATTCGCGGTTGTATATTAACCAAGATGATGATGATACTGGAATTTTTATCGACAGTCAAGCCACTTCTGCTGGAAATTATTGTATAGATATAGCCGGTAAGTATGGATTACATATTAATCAAGATATTGCTGGCGGTTTTGCAGCGAAATTTGAACGAAATATTGCCGGCGCTGGTTCTAATCCACTTTTAAATTTGATAGATGATCACACATCCTGTACTCAGACAACACTAAGGATTCAACAGGACGGCACTGGTGATATTTTAAATTTATTTGATGGTACATCTGAGGTTTTCACGGTTTTAGATGGTGGTAATGTTGGCATCGCCACAACGTCCCCTGTGTCAAAACTTGAAATCTACACAGGAGGAAACACCACTATAGGTGATATTGCAAATGCAGGTATACATATTGGTAATAATTCGGAGGCTAGTACTGTGAATCACATTACTTTTGGAGCAACTTCGTCAAGTGTTGCAACCAAAGGTGCTGCTTATATAGGATATGTTACCACCGATACTACCGACTTTTGTAAAGGTGATCTTATTTTTGGTACTAGAGAGGCAACCGCAGATACAGTACCAACAGAACGTATGTGTATCTCTGCTAGTGGAAACATTGGTATCGGGACGAATACTCCTTTGGGGTTGTTTACTGTTTTACACACAGGCGGCGGTGTTACAGACGGAATAGTTGTTCAAAATACAGATCAATCTTCGGGTTCTCTTCGTGCAATTAATATGCATATTGATACTACAGGAAAAGGAGTAATTGAGAAGACAAGCGAGGCGTCAGCAGATAATGATTTACTGTTAAATCCAACATCGGGTAATGTCGGTATTGGAACAAGCCCTTCTTCAGTACTGCATGTTTCATCAAACCCAGGACATACCGAATGGTCAACTCTTATTATAGACAATACTCATGACATGGGCAGTGCAAATAATGGGGGACACTCCACAGGATCCAGGGTCATGTTTAAAGGCATTATTGATGCTGATACACAAGATGAACCGCAGGAAATATTTACTATTGGCACAGATGTTGAGGCTGAAACAGCCGGAACCCTTGCTAAAAACAACTTCTTTATAAGGGATGAATACTCTTCAAACAATCCTGTTAGGCTTTTTATTAGTTCAGACGGCAATGTCGGTATCGGAACAACGGCTCCGTTTACTGGTACAACCATAACACCAACGTCGGGGTTAGAAATTAGCGGAGAACAACCGGTATTGTTGTTAAGCGATACCAGTGGTGACAAATTTAGGTTTTATGTCCATGAGACAACAGGACTTCATATTGGGAGTGATACAAATAACACAAGATCTTTAAATGTATTAAATGATGGAAGAGTTGAATTCGCATATGGTATTGATGGTGGAAAACCTGACGGAACTAACTACGGTTTTCCATACCAAACTACATCGTCTACTATGGCAGATCATAAAGGAGAACCGTTTTTAAATAATCTGACTGGGTCATATTCTAGTTATAAGTCTATCGGTATAAACGCAACTGCACAGAATGTTTTTAAGTTTGAATTTAATGAGAATATTTGGGAGGCATTTTGGGCAATAAAATTCATTTGTCATGCAGAAGGGAGTTCAGGTGCAGTTTCTTCCGAACAAGAATTTTGGATTGCTGGAGGAAAATCCACTGGATCATTTTCGGCGGTATCAATTGAACAGTATAATGAAATTATTGGGGATACTGAAGGTTCATCGTTTGCAAGTTACCCTGCTAATCCTTGGGGTATTGCGGATGTTCTAACATCTTCTTTTATGCTTACTTTCCTACACAATCCTGATCCAAATATCTATAGTACTAATATAAACCTATCTTTAGTTCCTCTTTATATGACAGGTAGTACAAAATTTTCAATGATACCACAGTAATAAGGAAATAACAATGGCAGAAAAAAAATATAATGTTGTAGGAGGAACCAATTACAAAATTGGTAGAAAGACAATAACAAACTTGTGTTTTGAACGAACAGGTAATTATACCTTTGATTGGTGGATGGAAGATTCTATTGGTAATATTCTTAAAGAACAACGAACATGTTGGCAAAATGAGTTACCAATAGATGATACTGAGTTTGTGGCAATTCTTGCCAAAAAACGAGGATTGGAATTAGAATAATAATTAATCCTACCCTAAGGAATTTTACTAAAATTATAAATATTAATACTCAAACATGAGTTCGCCCTTAAATGGGAAGACGACCTAGAACGTCGAATGGAGATATTATGGGAAGACCGATAAGAGATCAATGGACCAATGAGATAAGAGCAACACACGTAGGGCTTGAAGGATTGCCGCCAGGTAATGAAATTATCACAGGCCTCTGCAAAATTGGTGCAAATGATGTTGCAAAATATACAATTGTACAACAAAAAGGTACTAATAGATTTAGAGTACAAGATGCTAATCAAAATGAAGGAACTTGTACTTTAGTTAATAAACCTGCCGATTTAAGTGCAGGAACCGCTGCGTTAGCAGATGATGAAATGGTCATGAACTGCTTAGATAGCGGGGGTGTCAAGCACAGAGTTATGAAAGTTATGAACAGAACACTGATATATGAAACAGATGCTAATGTATCAAAAAGAGCAATGTGGAGTTGGAACGCCCCGGCCGCAGCCGCTGGCACTGACATTGAAACAGTTCAACTTCAAGAAGTTGAAACTGTATTTGCACCGGGATTTGTTCAGTACAACGGTGTTGAAGAGTTTGGCGAGGAGACGAGCGGCGCCGACATGTGGTTGTCCGCCGGCAGCCCTTGGACATGGAGTGACGGCGGCAACACGACAGTGTGGTATGGAAAACAATATCAACTCCGAAATGGTAGTTGGAGGCATCCTAATAATTCGGACGCAGGTGCGTTTGCGGACCTGGTGGCCCTCTACAGTGGCAGTTACCAATACAATGCAAAGTTTACTTTGAAAATAATGCGTTCCGCAGCGAATACAGGCCCTACTACAGACTTTGATGTAAATTGTAAACTCTCGTACGGCCCATGGAGCAGTGGAAACTCATCCGTGCTTAAATTTGATACCAGTGACTACACCGCCAGCGGCGGGCTCTTTCCGGGCGAGGCTGAATTGATGTACGGCTGGGACCAATCGCAAAACAATCCATGGCCCGGCTCAAATGTTTGGAAATTTAAAATATATGTTGATCATAAATGGCCAGACGATGGCCGATTTGATTCACAATAAAATATATGTTGATTATTGAAGGATAATTTACCTAGTTTTATAATGGGGCATTTATTTGCCCCATTTTTTAAATAAATATTAATACTCAGAAATGAGATCGCCCTTAAAAGGGAAGACGACCTAGAACGTCGAATGGAGATATTATGGGAAAACCAATAAGAGATCAATGGCTTAATGAGATAAGAGCCTCACACGCAGAAGTGACGGGACTGCCGGCCGGTAATGAACTTATCACAGGCCTCTGCAAAATTGGTGCAAATGCGGTTGCAAAATATACAATTGTACAACAAAAAGGGGCTAATAAATTTAGAGTACAAGATTCCGCCGGAAATGAAGGAACGTGTACTTTAGTTAATAAACCCGGCGATTTAAGTGCAGGAACCGCTGCGTTAGCAGATAATGAAATGATGATGAATTGCATAGATAGCGGTGATATCAAGCACAGAGTTATGAAAGTTATGAACAGAACACTGATCTATGAAACAGATGCTAATGTATCAAAAAGAGCAATGTGGGGTTGGGCTGCTGCGGCCGCAGCAGCCGGTACTGACACAGGATCAATTGAAACAGTTCAACTTCAAGAAATTGAAACTGTATTTGCTACAGGCCCTGCATCAGGCGAGACTATCGTATGGACCAATGTGCCTCCAACGCCGAGCACATATGGCCCATATCATGCTCCTCACTGGTATCCTACGGGTGGGCCAGGGTTCACGGCAGCCGAGCAGTTTGGCACGGGTGCTCACCCTGAATATCCAAGTCCATGGGCACAGGTCGTAGACGAAGGCACATCATCGTGGATTAAATACTGGTCATATTCTGGGTCCAATTGGTTCCAAATGGACCAGGCATCGGCTTACCAAGGAGACAACAACATCTTTGCTGAGTATGTGGGCATCTCGGCCTTGCAAGCAATCAATCCTTCTGTTCCATCAACACATATACCTTTTATAATGAAAATTATGCCAGACACTGGTTATTTTAGTGAGCTCAACGACTACACCAACTATAGCACTCTTGTAGGCATAGAATGCAACTGCATTATGAACACCTGGACGGATGGTTACTGGATGAATGTTGGCTCGTGGGCTTCGCCTTCATTCAAGTTTTCTCACAATTATGCAATAGACAATCAGAGTCAGTTAGACTGGCATGCCGAAGTCTTTGTTGACTTCTATGAGTCGAGTCAGTACAATTATGTACCATGGGGTTGGCAATTAGTAATGCCTTAATTAAGAGTTGAATAATTGATTGCAGTCAATGCACTAAATTGACTGCAATCTTAATAAAATAGGGGGCATTTGCCCCATTTTTTAAATAAATATTAATACTCAAAAATGAGTTCGCCCTTAAATGGGAAGACGACCTAGAACGTCGAATGGAGATATTATGGGAAGACCGATAAAAAAACTATGGCTTAATAAGTACGATATGGACCATGCTGCATTATTTGGCCAAGCGGGAGGTGCTGAAACTATTAGTGGTCTCTGCAAGATTGGTGCAAATCCTGTTGCAGACTATACAATTTTGGAACAAAAAGGTACTAATAGATTTAGAGTACAAGATGCGGCCGGAAACGAAGGCCTTTGTACTTTGGTTAATAAATCAGAAGACACAGGTGCATTATCCACTACACTTCCATTAGACGAAAATGAAATGATCATGAACTGCAAAAATCATAATAATGTTATTCATAGAGTTATAAAAATTATGAACAGAACATTGGTTTATCAAGCAGATGGTTCTACAACAAATGTAAAAGCTATGTGGAATTTCACCGGACCCGCCGCAGCCGCAGGCACTGACATTGAAACAGTTGAACTTGAAACTGCTGAAGACGCTGGTAGCTTTGTAAGCGATACCTCCGGAGGAGGAGGAGGAGGTTCTGCTTTTGTGGAATATACTCATCCGTCGGAAGGCGCAATTACAGAATTTGGAGACTATACGCCGCCAGCTCTTTCAACGGAGAATATGCAGGTCGTTTGGGCAGGCCCACCCGGCCATCCAAGCAATACCGGCCTTCCGTTTGAATTAGTAACAATATCAGGCGGTTCATGGAACCCATATCAAACTTCCACAGTTCCGTCAGGTCTGTGGGAGGTCTATGCCGATATACTTAACCCGATAATGGAAGGGGGCGACGGAAATGTGCCAATGGGCACAAAACTGACTTTAGAACTACAAATTGGCACCGGAAACACAAGTCCTATTGACCTTGATTGCTATTGGATGCAAGACATGTGGAGTTCTGGGAATAGTGTAAAGAGTGTGGTGTTAATAGTAGGCGATCCGAATGGTTATATGGGGCCTGCTGGCGCGCTTCCGTCGGCTAGTTCAACAACATCAATGAACTGGGGCTATTTTTCCACCATGGCGCCGCCGGCATGGAGATTTAAGCTAAGAACACCTGGAACTACAACCTGGAATACAACCTCATCGACTGGTGGACCTTAAATAACTAAAGGAGAAAATAACAATGGCAAAAAAGGATAAAATACTACACGAATTTATTAGTAGTAAAAATAGTGAAGACCGATTAATTATTCGTAAAAGTCATGCACCTGGACAAATTGAGTACAATGGTGATTTAATAGATTTTGGTCATAATTTTAACGAAAAACTAAAAAATGATGCTATTCGAAAGATGGAAGAAGCTGGAACAGATTCTGCTATGGCAGGCGCAGAAGACCTCAAAAGTTAATCTGTTTTTATTTTTATAATGGGGCATTTCTTTGCCCCATATTATATAATACCCGAAGACCATATTTTTCAGATAAATATCTAAGTTAGCCTTAAGGAATTTATGCATGGCCATAAACTTAGATCATCAACGTGATAAACTTTCAACTACTAGTCAGGTTTTAACATTAAATACTACTGGCGCATTAATCTTACCATCTGGAACTACGGCAGAAGCAACTGCAACTACTGTGGGTCAAATCCGTTATAATGTTGATACAGGAAAACAACATATTGAACAATATGTTAATGGTTCCTGGAATCCAGTTAGTTCTAAAGAAAAATTAGAAGAATTAGATGATGTTACATTATACACATATGGTTATACTTCTGAATATTTAAAATATAGTGATACAGGGGTTGTAAACGCTACATTAGAACTAACTGCATTAAAAGATGTTTCTATAACTAGTACTGTAATTAATGGACAAGTTTTAAAATATGATAGTTCAAATAAATTTAAACCATATACATTAGAATTAACCGATTTATCAGATGTTACTATAATAGGTACACCAGCTCAAGATAAAATATTAAAAACTAATGCAAATGGAGTATTTGAATTAGCTAATCCATATACAAATGCTAGTTTTGATACTAGGTTTTTATCAAAGACTACTGACAATTTACGTGAAGGCACAACTAACTTATATTTTACAAATGAAAGAGTTGATGATAGAGTTGATGCACTTTTTATAGATGGTACCGGATTTCAAACAGTATATGATGATGCACAAAATAAATTAACTGCAAGTGTAACTTTATCTGCATTTACAACTTCAAATTTAAGTGAAGGTACGAGGTTATATTATACAAATGCTAGAGCAGATGCTAGAATAGCACTTGCAAATTTAACTGATTTAACCGATGTTGATGCAACTACTAATGCAGATACTAATAAATTTTTAAAATATAACGGTACAAACTTTGTATGGTCTACTGTTCCTGCTGCATATACTTCTACTAATTTTAACACAGATTTTGCAGCAAAAGATACTGATGATTTAAATGAAGGAACTACTAATTTATATTATACTAATACTAGAACAGATGCCAGAATAGCACTTGCAAATTTAGTTGACTTATCTGATGTTTCAATATCATCTACCCCAAACAATGGACAAGTATTAAAATGGAACAGTCTTACTGGATATTGGGAAGCAGGCACCGATACTGCATTAACAATAGGAACCGGAGTAGGACAAGCAATGGCAGGTAATACTGTATTATATTCTACCACAGATTTTAATACAGATTTTAATACCAAAACAACTGATAATTTATCAGAAGGATCCACTAACAAATATGCCACAAACAGTAACATACGAGTAGCAATTTCGGCAGTTAATCCGATAATATATAATACAACATCAGGCGCAATAGGATGGAATGGTGATACCGATGATGTACCTCAAGGAACTACAAACAAATATTACAGTTCTACTCTTTTTGATATAGATTTAGCAACTAAAGATACAGATAATGTAGCAGAAGGATCTAATTTATACTTTACAAATGGACGAGCAGATGCTAGAATAGCACTAGCATCCTTACCTGACTTAGCAGATGTTGATGCTGTTGGTGCTTCTAAGGATAATTATGTATTAACATACGATCATTCTAATACAAAATTTGAATGGTTAAAACCGTATGATTCTACAGATTTTAATACAAATTTCGGAAATAAATCTACTTTTAATTTATCAGAAGGATCTACTAATTTATATTATACTAATACTAGAGTAGATGCCAGAATTGGTTTAGCAACAATAGAAGATTTGTATGATGTTGATATAACAAATCGGTCTGATGGTATGCTTTTAAAATGGAGTTCGGGTGTTAGCAAATGGATAATGGGTTCAGATGCTGGCACAACAGGCGGCGGTTCTCTAGGAGTAGGCACCTTAGTAGGATTAGAAGATACTAATTTAGGTACCCCAGGAACAGCAGAAGATGGTTTACAAGTAGTATGGAATAATAACACTTCCAAATTTATATTCGGCCACGGAATTCAAGCCGCAGGACCTACACAAATTGTTACGGTTACAAATGGACAATTTTATTTAAATGGTAATTTACAACAAACCTTAAGAATATATAAAGGATTCTTATATGTTTTTAACCAAACTGATAGTACTAATATAGGTAACGAATTATATATTTCTACATCTTCAACAGGCGGCGCAAGCGGAGTAGGTGAATATACAGATGGGGTGTCTACATCAGGGAATGTAGGATCAACTTTTCAATTATTATTTAACGTCCCAATGGATGCTCCGGTGCAATTATATTATCAATCGAAATCAACTGCTAGTATGGGTGGTATATTAAATATTGATGTTGAAGGTGGTAACGCATATCAGACTATAGCAGTAACAGATACAGGTACAGGGAGCTCATCGGGTGCAGACATAATAGCGGCATCATCAAGCGACACATTGACTGTAATTGCAGGCGACAATGTTTCTATAGTAACAAGTCAATCTGGAACAGATGATCAACTTACTATAAGTTCAACAGGTGCAACAGGCACAACGTCAACATTAGGAACGCCAGCTGATACTACTTTTCATGATGGTGCATTTTTACAAAAAAACCAAACATTTAATACAGGTATTCCATTAACTGGTTTTAATACAACAGGTACAATAACAGAAGCATTTGATGCAGTTAATGAAGTAATGTTAAACATAAGAAATGATTCATTTGTTCGACATGCTACTTTTACTGCAACTCCAGTAACAGGAAATGCACCATTAGATGTTGTGTTTACTACAACAAGCGATTATAATGCTAATAGTTATGAATGGGATTTTGGAGACGGAAATACAGTAACTACAGCAAATGCTTCATATACCCACACATATACTACTTTTGTAGGTTCTCCATTTAATGTTGAACTTAAAGCAATTGCAACAAGTGCTAATGCCTCAGGTAGTGAAGGCAGTTATGCGGTATTTAAACGTGACAATTATGTAACAGTTTACGCCCCATCGCCTATACCTGCAGTTGTATGTTCAACCCATGATGCAGATACAGGTACAATTATACAGCATACAGTTAGTGATACACAATATGCAGATACATATATGATAGAATTTGGTGACGGAACAAAATATCCTACAGGTGCTGTTAACAATGATCCTTTAGGTACATCAAATACAGCATGGGCAGATATAACTAATATTCCTTATGTAGATCACACCTGGACAACAACATCAGATATTGAATATGATTTTGATTTATATGTATGGGCACCTACAGCAGGACCTAGCGGAGAAATAGGACATTTAGATAATGATGACCATATTAAAATATATGTGCTACCAGTACCTACTTTTACTTCTGATACAACAACAGGTAATAGTAATGCCCCTGAAGATAATCTAGCCGCAGGATATAGTAGCACCGAAGGTTGGAGAGTAGAATTTACAAATACTACTTCAAATATGGGAGAATTTGGTAATACAACTTATACATGGGATTGGGGTGATACTTCCGCCGATACTGTAATTGTGGATGATGGATCAAATGTCGCAGGTACACCAGGTAATGTAATTGAACATTTTTTCGAACATACAACTAATTCGAGTGTGTCACAAACATTTGATGTAACATTAATAATAGATAACGGATATAGTACTGCACCAATAACAAGTTCAGCAACTACAATTACTGTTACTGTTGATCCAAGAGCAAGTTATACCGGCGAAACAACAACCGATTCGACCGGACATACAAACTATGATTCACAACAAATTGGATTTGAATTTACAGGATATGATGGTAATGATTATAGTTTGATTACATTTAATAATACTAGTGTTAATACAGATACATGGGCATGGGATTTGGGAGATAATACAACTCCTTCTACACAAAATGTATCAAATCACAGTTATGCTCTCGGAACATTTAGTGTAACATTAGAAGCAACGGGCCCAACTTCGGTTGCAACAGGAAGCGTACCTGGTAGAGCCGCAACTTTTGTTGATGATACAGAAATAAAAACAGATTACATAGAAATCAAAGCGGCGCCAGTATCGCCTTCAAATTTATCAGGAAAAACTATGGGTTTAACTTCTATCGGAACTGCACCTAAACTAGCATCCGACACAACAAATAATACAACTACTACAATAACAGCAGGAGCAGATGTTGTACGAGTAACAAATTCAACAGTACAATTAGGAGAACTTAGTGATCATGTAAACAAAATTGCATCTAATGGTACAAATACAGCAACATTAACAGCAATAATAAATGGAGCAGGTGCTGGAATAATACAATTAAATGCAACTGATCAAACAAATGTAACCAATGGAACACTAACACTTACTGTTGATGTTGATGCAAATACAATTACTACTAATAAACCTACTATACCTGCAAATTTTTATAAAGTAATAAAAGCACAAGTAGAAAAAACAAGTACACCATTGGGTTATAATGAAATTAAACTTACCCATTCCGATGGGTCTTCGTCAGATATAACAGAATTTGTGTATGATAATATAACAAGCACTCCTACTATAGCAGGTGGATGGGTAATAACAGAATCTACTCCGGGCAATAAAAGAATAATGTCATCAATACCTTTTTATAATAATAGTGGCGAAATATCAATAAGTGGAATTACTGTAGCAAATTTAACCGGAGAAACATATAGAAATAATGGAAAAGTAAAAATAGAACCATTAACATGGGAAAATAGTATAGCAGATGATGTGTTCACACAAAAAACATATACATATACCGATATTGGATTAACAAATCCTCCACCTAAAAATGTGGGTGTGTTGGCTACACAAAGTCTAAGTACATTAAATATTGGGCTGACCGGTGGGACATCGCTAGGAGTTGGTTATGCAAGAATTTTTGCTGAAAATTGTAATGGAGAAGGAACAAAAGTTGAAAGTACACAACCAATTCATTTTTGGCACGAAACTCCATTATTGGATGAACTTTCTATTTCTATTAATATGACACATGGTGCAGAAATTACTGGTGCTACAGTAGGAAAAAGAATAGATTATAGTTGGACAGGCGATACCCCAAATTATTCGTCAAATGCTTCTAGTGATTTTTATACAACATATGCATGGAATAATTTATCTACAATTATTAATAGAACCGAAGCAGTTTGTTATCTTAATGAAATAAAACATATGCTAACAGACTTTAGTGATTACCTACCTGCCGGACCTAATTTAAGTACAGGACGAGATAATGCAATACAATATTTTACATTTGGTTTTAAAAGAAATGGGGCAAATAGATTTGCTATTAAAATATCAGGCGAGGTTACATCTTTGTATATAGCAATCCCGGGATATGACACAGATGACACAAGCACATTAAATGGTTGGTTAGATTGTTCGACGTTGTTTGGAGGATCAGGGTTTCCTGGTGCCAATACTGTATCTAATAGCAACGGTATTTCAGGAAATAATTCAAACGGTGTTCGAAAAACAGGAAGTTCTGTAGACCAAGGTAATTTTGCAATTAACACAGATCAAACAAATGCAGTTGCAAACATAGAATTAGGAGAAGCCAATACAGGCGATTCTACCAATAAAGTAATACTAGTTAGGTTTGGTATTGCGGTAAATAACAAAGTAACATCTATTTCAATAGAAGATGTTTAAAGGATAAATTTAAAATGGCTATTTCACAAACAGTTATAACTAATAGATTAGATAAAAAGATTAATTATGGCAAAGCAAGAACAGCAGCACATGAATTCAAAGGTCCTCTTAATGAGGCCATTGCATCACCTATGCCCCAAGGTACAGATAAATTTTGGGTAGAATCTCATTTAATACCAGCAGTAGCTCCAGCAACAAATATTAGTTTACTAATAGATTCTTGGCAATGGGGATCCGTCGGGGGTACCACTAAAGGTATTATTGAAATGACACTAGATACTACTGTATCTAGCGGCAGAGCATTTCTTGCTTGTTCGACAGTTGGTGTAAAAAATACAAGATTAGATTCTTGGATACCTACAACCTACGGAGCAACTTACGACGTTAAATTTTATATTGCAACTGCCGGTAATCATGGAAATTTTAACATGCCCGGCGGCACGATCTCTGGTGCATATCAAATATTTCCTAATACAACAGGCGAGGAATTTTATTTTGATTATAATTCAGGTGTATTTGCATTTGCTGGTGATAATATTCCTGCAGGATTAACAGGTAAGGCTCTTTATTTAGTATCAGGATGGCGGTATGTAGGGGGCAAAGGTTTAACATCGTATATACCGGCAGTTAGTTCGTCGTTGGTAGTAAAAGAAATAAACGATCCTGTTACTAACTTTTCTCAAACTGCTGTAGATGAAATACATTTTGATGTAGATAGTGGATTTGCACTAACAGATGTTTCGGCAGGCGGCAAACAAATTACAAAAATTGCCATGGAGAGTACCTTTAAACATTGGAATATTTCAGGGCAAGATCCACTTACAGCATCAGGTGTTGACGAAATAACTGTTGAGGCAGGCGATGGCATAACATTAACTACAGTAACACCACCAAGTACTATACAAACATATTATGTAAAATTTGCTAGTGGCAAGTATGTTATTGAAGATGCCGCAACTAGCGGTAACCCAGTTACATCTTTTAATTTTATTGCTGGCGGTACATATCGTTTTGATACAAGCAATACACCATCAGGAAATAGTCAATTTGAATTTTCAGAAACAGTCGACGGCACACACACCACCGGAGGACTCACTTATTCTAATGGTATTACTTATGGCGAGGCTGGTGGTGTTAGAATATCTGATGGAGCAGCAGGAGCATATTTACAACTAAAAGGAAAAAATGATACTCCGGTTTTATATGATTATAATGAATCAAATCCAGTAAATGGATCGGGATCTACATATACGGCACAACAAAAAACACTTATAATTAAAAATTCGATTATAGATAGTTTAGGGAATGTTATTATAACAGGTGATTTAACAGTAGGCGGAACAACAACAACTGTTAATTCAAATGTTACAACAATTGATGATCCGATTATAACATTAGGAGCAGGATCGACTGTTTATACATTTACAGATGATAATAAAGATAGGGGTATTGAATTTAAATGGCATGACGGTACAGCAGATGTTTTTGCAACTGCTATTGTTAGTGGAACGGAATATATTATTAAAACACTTGGTGATACAGACTGGACAACAGTAAGTATTCTTACAGAATTTGCCATAGGAACAATATTTACAGCAAATGCCAGCGGCTCAGCTCATTCTAACCCAGGTACTGCAATTACTTCAGAAACGTCAAAAACAGGTTTTTTTGGATTTGATGATAGTTTAGGTAAATTTACGTATATACCAGATGGTATAAATGCATCAGAACTATACGGCGGCGACGCTGGCGTATTTGATTTAAGTGGAACATTAATAAATGAAATAAAAGATGTTAATGTTGGTACCCCAGTCGCAGGTGACGATGGAAAAGTATTAACATGGGATAATGCTACGCTTAAATTTGTACTTGCTCAACCAGGACAATCAGGGTTAACATTAGGTGCACCAACCGATACAACATATAACGATGGCGCATATTACCAAAAAAATACTGTTGTCTCAGGAGGCAAGTTTTTAACAGGGGTTGATACAACAGGAACAGTATCGGATGCACTTGATGCAGTAAATGAAACCATTAAAAATATTAAAATAAACAAATATGTCCAAGGAGCAGTATTTACAGTAACAACTCCATCGCCTGCTGAGGGAAGTGCTTCACCAACAGTACCATTAACTGTTAGATTTTCTATTACAGATTGGATGAATCCAGCTCAATCGGGTTATGCTGGCGAAGGGCCAAATGGTAATGCTACTCACGCAGATTGGTTTTTTGAAGATGTAACTACTCCAGGTAATAATGTTACAATATCCAATGATGTTAACACTCTTACAAATGGATATCATGATCAAGATTTTATCTCAGTTGCCGGAGGAAATATAAATGCTACAATGACATTAAAGTGTGAATCTGTTTCAGGTACTACCGGACTTACTGAAGGTAGTTATATGACATATGAAAAAGATTCGGCAGTTGTATTATGGACACCAAATCCAGAACCTTCGTTTAGTTCTAATGTTACAGTTGTAAATTTAGATAGTGGTGTGCCT